TTCCTAAGTGTTAGTGGGTCGCGGCCCGTCTTTATGTTCAGAGTTTGGTACTGATTCTGGCTCACCTTGCCAGACGGAGCTACATCGGGGAGCTTGCCACGCTCCGGGTCCCAAGGCCCTGCTGCCGATCTTCTTTGCTCATTTAACGCCCCGTTGTTTGAATATGTAGTCACCGACACTATCATATTCAAAAACGTAATGATCCCAGTGATGTATTTGATCCCTGTGAACACATTTGAGTAACCAAGGGCATTCTAGAGGCCGGAGTGTTCCAAGAGAATCCAAATACCTCTCAGTTTTGAACTGGTCCTCCACAGGAAGACCATATCTTTTCTCAACCAAGAGGCGGGTCCTCATTCCCACCTTAGCATCTAAAAATGTCCTCAGCTTGAACCGCCCAAATGCTTCATCAAACTGAGATTTTTCCCATGCATTCATATTCTTCCGCACAGACCTTGGGTCATATCCCCGCGTGACTCTCAAACCATAACGAGCTAAGGCACTGAGAACCGGGCACCCGGGGTATTGATAAGCCAGAGACATGGATTTTGCACGCAATAGAGCCATCTTTTTGGAGAGTTTTGACCTAACATAAGTTCTGTTGGTCCACCCAAAAGATGTCATCTCGTCAAGAGGGTTGGTGACATTAACGAGGTCCTGCTCATCAAAAACAATTCCGCAGAAGGATGCTGTAGCAATGCTAGTCTCCACAGACATCTCCACGTTGAATCCTACGATCCGGTAATCATCAACAGTGGGCACGTATGGAGAAACGACTATAGAGTCATCACCCTCAAAGAATCCACGATGAAGGTCAAGACAGCCATTTTTAAAAGCAAAAAACTTTGACAGTATCCAATCCACATAACCATTCCCAAGAGAGGTATTCATTTCACCTGACATTCTAGAGGCTAAAACTTTAACAAGAATTCGTCTGAACTGGCAGACATTGAGGCCGGCTATTTCGCGGACCTCTTCCATAAACCTCTTCCCGTTGGGGAGGAATTGGACCATGAATTCATAAAATTCAAATTCTAGCTCAAATGTCAACCGAGTGAAATGAGACTCCATGGCTTTGAAATCCATGCATTGTACTGGAGACCCCACAGCATTGAGCTTCTCAAATATGCGGCGAGGTCTATCTGGAACCGGAATCTTCTTGATGAAATCTGGATGTTTAAAGAAGACTTCCTCAATCAGCCGAAAAATCGGACCGACCATGGTTTTAAACTTGTCATGTCTGGAATTGATAGCTCTGGCATGCTTATACTCAGCATACCGCTCATCCTTACAAAATGACTTGACAAGCCTATTCCGTCGGTCACCACGATTAACGATTGACTGGAAAGTTTTCAACAACTCGGCCTTTCTTGACGCCGAGTAATTTGGGCATTTAGACAACCAAGTTTCAACTGAATCATCAGAATTTGAAGACAAGGGTTTGAACTGTGTCGGGACATAGTCACGAGCAAATTGAAGCAACTCCCCCCAAAGAACTGGGTCTGGGTCCGGGGTGCGAGTTGCGAAGCGCTTTTGGACCCCCGCAATTAACGTTGGTACATCTGAATAATCAGGTCCTGGCATGAGGGCTCCGACCATATGACAGCCAAGACTTGCTGATATTGCTGGTCGGGTTGAACGATCATTAAGCTCAATGATTTTCACTTCCAATGATTCCTTAGTTGGCGGAATCTTGGGCAACCGTACCTCATCGGACCTGTATCCGAACGCCAACGCTAATGGCTTCACTGTGCGGAGGTCCTGGGAAAATCCAAAAACAGCCGTTTTTGATGGCTGCTCTTGAAAACCCAGTAGGAAACCAACGCAGAGGATTGGGGAACATCACAACCTTCCATCCACTCGTATCTATCAAAATTGACAGTACCCAACCCGCCCACAGCGTAGTTGAGCCTATCATAAACGGTGGCATAATTTGAGTTGTGATTGTGGTATTGGGGGTTGCTCAATTGAGCCACAAACTCCGCAGACACCCACAAGGTACTCTTCTGAACCCAAGGGCCATAAAGAACCTCATAGGCGCCCACGAAGCGAGCGGCCCTAAAGAACAATTTGCTTTCTTCCATCCACTTGAGACCTAAGATTTTACGTGAATGAACCACAATCTTCACGTACAAGGAGTCCCGATGCTCAAGTTTACTATTGTTGAAAATGTCTGGCCTACGGTCGCCATGTCCATTCCGAATTTCAACAACGGTCATCCGGTGCATCAAATCACCCTTCCAAAACGAAGGGTTGTGCTCATCCGACAGGAGTCGCCAGAGCGCACAAAGGTCATAGATGCCCATTGACAGGAGGTAAAGGCCACCTAAGGCCAAGAAAGTAGACACATAGAAGTGGGACTTCGCAAAGATTAAGAAAAGAAGAGACGTGATGGCTATTGGCACAAAGACGTGCCACTCCCGAAAAGTTGAGTCCTTATAAGTCTCGAGGATAACCGTTTCGTCCTTATCATGCCAAGTCGTGGACACGCCTATCCTGCGCATCGCCAATTCGGCATCTGTGACTACACGGTGTTCCTCAAGAGCTTCGCTCAATCTGTCGGCTCGATCCACCAGCTCCTCCTTCTCTTTCCTCACTTTCTCTAACTCGACTTCAAGGTCCTTCGTCTCTCGCTTCGCTTCAGAGACGGCATCGCGAGCTCCGGCCTCGCGGTGTGCCAAATCCCGGACCTGGTTACCGGTCGCGCTCATAGGATTATTGGCTTTTTGTCGGCAAGTTCGCGCGATATGGCCCTGCTTGCCACAGTTGAAACAAGCAGGACGCGCCTGGTCATGCGCATGAATTCGGTCGTCTTTATACGATCCTTCGCTGTTGCTACTCTGCTTCTGGGTAGCGGCAGAAACGGGTTTGCGAACGCTCTCGCTTCCCTTGGCCGTCTTTTCACGGTCCCTCGATGCCCTCTGCTGCGGGTGGGGGCGGCACTCCATGGTG